GGGAGTTTATTAACCCTTCTATACGATTTAATTACGTTTGCTTACTTAAATATTATCTCATGATTTATTTACTGTAGGTAGTTATGTTTTATCTAATAGTATGGATGAGTTTTATATTCTTTTCCTATTTTAGGTTATTAGCACAAACTGATTTTTAGATACCCGTTTTCTTTATTTAATAAAATAAGAACCTTTAGTTTGGGACAGCGTACCCACGAAGAACGCAAAAATATACCCAAGTTTTCATATGGCATAGATAAAGTGACAAAATAAAGATTGATGAGTTGAGGGAAGTACCCGAAGCATCGAATATAAATCGTTTAATGTTATTTATGACACACCACGCCCAGTTTTATTTCTTTAGATTAATTCTGCAACGTGCTCTGTACCTCTATTTAATGTCTTACGTATTGCTAAGATCATCACTTGAACCCTATAAGGGATCTGATCAAATTGACCGTAGTCATATGAACTCAGGACTTTTACGATTTACTAGATTGCGTCTCGACAACGCAAGTCGACATATTTCATATGAAAGATACTTGAACCGGTTGTACTACTAACGATTCAAAATCAACAACAACCCCAAAACATCACCGCTAAGATGCAAGAAACTGCGAACAACCAAAACCGTCCTTATAACATTATTGATATTACCGAAGGGATCGAAAGTTTCCCACGTAATAGAGATAGAGACAATAGACGAATTAAACAACCGAGAGCAATAAAATCACGCTCTCCACCTTCACCAACTAAGAAGTCGGATAAAACTCTTTTAGAAGATATTTTTCCACCCTTATTTGATCACATAATGTCTACTACAGATATATGTGATATGAAGTCCATCCATGATAAGTTCTGTACTCTCAGAACATCCAAAATGTGTAAATCTACACTCAATAAAGTCTTCCTCAAGATCGTTACCGATTTAGAAGAAGATGACATTTCTTTTAGCTCGCCTTCATTATATAGAGCTCTAGAAGAAAGTTACACTGAGCTTGTAGCTGAACCACAATCTGGTGAATCTATTTCATCTAACTCACCTTCCTTCTTTGAAGAATTAGTAAATATGCCCGGCGCATTTAATCGCGCTGCAGCAGATTTACCAGGTAAGATTGATGAAGTTAAAGCTTCACTAGATAAATTATCTCTAGAAGGAGCTGCTAAATCAGTTACCGACACATTCGCTTCGCTTAAAACAGAGGTGTTCGGTTTACTACATGATGCAGGTTCTCTAGACCCTAAGCTTGCTGTCCTCTTATTAGTTGGTGGTGCACTCCTGCACTACTCATATAAGAGAAATTGGAAGTCTTATACAATTTTCCTCATTATTTGTATTTCTGTCACCTATTCCTACCCAGGAATAATGGCAGATACATATGAATGGTCTGGATTGCTTAACTTTGCACCCCCGCCTCCGCGTGAAACCAACGAAAATGTTGATGTAGAAATGGAAGATGCTGAAATTATCACTGCTTCCCCAGAAATGGGTGAGGGAGAATTTGAAGCTGCTATGAACTTTGTTTCTCTCGGTGTGTGTGCATACATCTCCAAGGGAATTGGTAGACCTGTTGAATTACAGGTGGGGCAATTTATTTGTAATTTTTCCCGATGTAAAAACGGTGTATTAGATATAACTAAAGTGCTCCTCGATTATGTTCAAAGAGTTACCAATCATGTAAGGGAGGAGTATCTTGATCGCCCCGCTTTAAAATTTATCTCTTCATATAATGTTGATATAGATAATTTCAACTTGGAAGTGAGATCTATCTCCCGTGACTACCATAAACATCTATTTGCAATGAATGATAGCAATTATGCTAGAATTTCTCAATTGGAATTTGTAGGAACGACTCTTCAGGTTGGTCTTAAACGTGATTCCGCAACAAGTGGTTTGTGTGGCGAGTTAGGTCATCAATTAACAAATCTCCGTCTTATTAAAAAAGATTTTGAAACATCTAATTATAGTTTCAATGGTGCTCGTCAAGAGGCTGTAGGGTTAAAATTTGTAGGTGGTCCTGGCTGTGCTAAGTCCATTGCTATGACACATTTAGCTAAAGCTTTATGTGGTAAAGTTTTAAAGGGTAGTGATCTTTCTGATTTCTATCATAATCCTTCTACATTTATTTACACAAGAACCTCTGAGGTAGTTTATTGGGATGGTTACACCTACCGAAATTTAGTTACTCAATTTGACGATTTTGGTCAAGCTAAAGATATTGCAGGTTCACCCGATAATGAATACATGAATTTAATTCGGTGTGTCAATTCATTTGAATATGCTTTACATTGTGCTTCTATGCACCTCAAAGGTAAATTGACGTTTCAATCTAAGTTTGTACTTGCTACGACTAATTTGCGTGAATTTAGGCCTCAAAGTATTATATCTGCTGATGCCTTAAATAGGCGTTTCACACTAGCTTATATGGTGGCACCAAAACCCCATATCACTAAGGATGAGTGCTTAAATCTATCCTTATATGATCGCCAATTTGACGTGAACAAATTGCCTCGAGCTACAATTCGTGGTGATTATGATCCTAGTCTTGCAGGTACTGAATTGAGTAATTTAGATCCTAGAGATCTGGAATACTATCCAATTGATGCTAAAGGCATGGTTACTGGTGATCCGGTTTCTTTTGATGATGTTATTAACGCAGCTATGTCTGCATATGAAGTAAATAGAACCCGCTTCGAGTTGAACCGTGAACTAGCTGATAGGTATTCGGGGAAATGTAAATATAAGCCGCTTATGGAAGCTATCACAGGTTTACCTGCCGATGATTGGGATGATTTTGATGATAGTGATGAAGACTGGGAAGAAAAAGCTCCTTACTCGTTTGATCGTGTTATAGAAGACAATCCTAAATTCTTCTTAGATATGAGAGCTACTATACCTAGACTTAAAGGCTACACAGATTACGAGATTGTTATTACAATGTGTGAATTGTTTGGTCCTCTTCCTGCGGTTGATATGATATATAGATGTTTGATACATGATGCTACAAAAGCTTTTGTTATACAACCTCTATATAAACCACCCACGATGATGTCTAGATTAGACAATTACTTGTCAAAGATACCTGGTTACATTTGGTTAAGAAATCTGGTTTTGGATTATAAGATGCCTATATTCGGTATTTTATCGATATTGGGAGGGGGATACCTCATTCACAAATTATCACAATTGGCTATGGCTTGGTGGTATGGCGACTCTGAGCCTCAATCTATGGGTCATAGTGATAAAATGAAATCTAAGAAAGTACAAGCGAAATTTGTTAAGAACTCGGATGCCGTTAAGATTTCTATCACACCTCAAATGGGGAGTGACTCGAGTGGTCAGAGTTTAGCACACTCAATACTACGAACCAACGTATTTCTGATGGAAGTTCGTAGTGCAGGTGTCTATCGTCGTGCAGGTTATGTAACTGTTGTACGTGGTAGAATAGCTATCATGCCATATCATTTTATACTTAAAACATTATCCGCCTTACAAGAGGATAGTTCTATTATAAGTGAGCTAGTCAAATTGTCACAAGGTGTTGGTGAAAACCGCATCGATTTTATATTCTCAATTAGGGAATTATTAATGGGACACCAAACCGGTTCTCTCGCAGAATTTGACCTATGTCTAGTTGAGTTACCCAAAAAGTTTCAACCTAGACGTGATCGAGTAGATTGCTTTGCTGTTCGCGCAGATTTTAAGAACCTACGTAATAATTTAGAGATTATGTTACCTACCCCCGACGAATATATGAATATACATTGGGGTATTGCAAAAGCAAATGATAAACCTGTGAGGGTGGACTCATCTGAAACAGGAACATACTACGTTAGGCAAACATATCAATATAATTTGTCTACCAAACCGGGAGATTGTGGAGCACCTATGATATTATTAAATAATAGGTTAGCCACTCGTAAGATCTTCGGGATACATGTTGCTGCCCATCCAGACTTAGGTCTAGGTTTTGCGGCCTCCGTATGTCAAGAGGATATACTCGCTGACCTGGCTTTAATGCCAGAGCAGATAGTTGTTGAACCCGTTGTTGTCGATATAGAACCACAAGTTGGTGATGTATTTCGCGACAATAGATTTAGATATTTAGGTCAAATGAAACAAACTCCTTCTAGGAGTTCAAATGTGGATATTGTTAAGTCTAGATTGCATTCTACTTACTCAAAAGCACTAACGGCGCCAGCTCGTCTCAGACCTTTTTCTGATTCAGCTGGTATTATTATTGATCCTCTTGCGAAAGCACAGAGGAAATTTTGCACGGAGGATGTGTATATTGAACAAGAACCTCTTGAACTTATAGTGGAAAGTTATTTTTCATGGTATGATCAAGTATGTATACGAGATGTTGCACGTAGGACTTTTACTCTCAAAGAGGCTCTTATCGGCCTTGAGAGTGAAGATTGTTTTAGTAGCTTAGCTTCAGACACTTCTGCTGGTTATCCTATGAACCTATCGGGAACCAGAAACTTTAAGAAAGAGTTATTCTCTACTGAAAGATTTTCCGTTGAATGGGATGCTAGTGTTGCTGAATTACAGTTAGAAATAGATTCTGTTTTAGCAAAATATAAAGCTGGTATCCGACCCGTTTGGTTATATACAGATAATCTTAAAGTGGAAAGACTCCCTAAAGAAAAAGTAGCTATAGGGAAAACACGCATGTTCTGTGGGTGTCCCTTTGTGCTCTTATTAATAACTCGTATGTACTATGGTGCATTTACTCAGCATTTTATGATGAATCGAATTAGAAATGGGAGTGCCATAGGTGTGAACCCTTATGGATTAGAATGGGATATATTAGCCCGTCATCTCTCCACTTTCGATAGTGGGACACCACAAGTTGGTGCTGGAGATTACAGTGGTTTCGATGCCTCTGAAAAGCCTCAAATCCACCAATTGATTGGTGTAGGTATTAATAATTGGTACAATGGTACACCCGAGGAAACCCTCATACGTGAGATACTATTCTTAGAAGTATACCAATCACGTCATATTATTGATGGTGAGGTGTATGAGTGGGACTCAAGCTTACCTAGTGGTAGTGCTTTAACCACACCTGTGAATACCATCTATAATCATATAGCTTTTAGGTGGTGTTTTTACGATATCACTAAAGAGATTACAACTTTTAATGATAATGTATATGTTATAGCTTTAGGTGATGATAATGTTTTCACTGTTTCTCCTAAGTATAGGGAAGTCTTTAATGAGATGACCATTTGTGAGTCCATGAGTAAAATCGGACTTAAATATACGATGGAAAATAAGCAGGATATTGCTGTCACGAATTTTAGAGATTTAACATCTGTAGAGTTTCTTAAGCGTCAATTTAGACGTGAAAAGGATCTTCTTAGATATGTTGCTCCTCTGAGATTGAGTGTGGTTTTGGAAATTCCACAGTGGACAAAGAAGGGTCAGGGAAAACTCGAGATAGTGTCTAGTAATACAATTACAGCACTTCGTGAGTTATCGCTACATGGTCGTGAAGTTTACGACAAATTCTCTAAGGATATTGTTGCCAGCTTTCAAGATCATTATCCAGGCGTCACAACTAGTGAACCTCTTCAAATGCCTTATCGTTTACGAAGGGCTGAGGCACTAAATTGTGCTGACTGTTTCTAGTCACCTAACGACCCGGAAGGTCTTAAAACTTGTCCTTGATAGTTTTGCAAACTATCGTTAAATTTTGCTAGATTTGAGTGAATTTACGAACACTCATATTATTAGTACATAGTCGATGTGATCTTAATTAGAAGAAATGAAATCCAAGAACTGAATTTTCTTTTTATGCTATTGACGTGATATACCCTGTGGGCTATTTAGCCTTACTGATCAGGAAGCAGTGCTGGCAGCCCCAGTGAATTCCAGAGCACCTTGGTACGAGAGTGACGCAGTGGGTCCTGCCTCTCTTTAAAAATAGACCAGCTCAAAATAATACCCAAGGGTCCATCGGAACCTCAAATCCGACTAATGCGTTCCCCTCCGCAACGACAGAGGGGGTTGGCGAACAAACGCAAAATGGTACTACAGTATTTACAGCTGATGCTGATATTGTTGAGGCTAAAGTTAATTTTCGAACTAATTTGGATAAACTTAATTTTTCCTCTTCTTCTGATAATTATAAACAGGAGATCGTTGATTTTTTGGCTAAACCTGTTATTTTGGTTTCTAACACTTTTCAATCTACTGATGGTGTTACAACTTTTGCTGATTCTTATCAGCCCAGAGGTGCACTAAACGCTTTTCCCTTGTATTCTTCAAAATTGAGTGGTTATCTCGGTTTTAGAGCTACACAAGTTATTCGTTTGGTGGTAAATGCTAATCCTTTTCAACAAGGTAGATATATTTTAGCTGCTGTTCAGATGGGTGGTGCTTGCACTGCTAAGTCTAAATTAGTTGCTGATATGATGCTTAATACTTTGGTGCAGCGTACAACGTTACCTCATGTCGAGATAGATCTCGCTTGTGATTCAGAAGCTGTACTCAAAGTACCCTTCTTGTCCTATCAGAATTTTTATCCCATGAATGCTATCACTGGTGGTAATGATAATGGATGTATTTTTCGCTTACATTTGTCACCTTATGTTCCCATATCATCAGGTACCGGTTCTAGTACGGCAGGTTTCACCATTTGGTCTCATTTCGAAGATGTAGAACTTATTGGACCAGCTGTTCCCCAATCTGGTCGCATGTTTTCAAAAACGATGTCTAAATCTGAATCTGAGAAAGAGAGAGCTTCTGTTGTTCCAGTTATATCTTCAACTTTGATTAAGATTTCTAAAGCTGCTACATTATTTCATGATGTGCCGCTTTTGAGTGATTACACTAAGTCTGTTTCTTGGGCTTCTGATATCTTAGCTAAAACTGCAGCATCTTTTGGTTGGTCTAAACCAAACCAAATTGCAGCAGCAAATCGAGTTACTAGATCTAATATGCCATATGCTACTACTGTGGATGGTATTGATCAGTCTCAACCTATGTCACTTTTACAAGCGGCGTCTGTTGGTCCTGCTCATGGATTCTCGGGAACAGATATAGATGAGATGGATATTAATTTTATCGCTTCTATTCCTGCTCACAGATCTTTAATTTCCTGGCCCTCTGTTGGTGCTCCTACTGGGACTGTCTTATTAAACAGACAAGTTTCTCCTTCTCAAGGTGTATCAACTCGCATTGTTAATTCTTTAACTTACGCAGATCTCACTCCTCTTCAATTTGTTTGTAGATTTTTCGAGAACTGGAGAGGCTCTATCGTCTTTAATTTTAAGTTAGTTAAGACACAGTACCACTCTGGACGTTTACTCGTAGCTTTCGCTCCTTATTCTACTGAGAGGGGTTTAGCTACTACACCTACAATTGCTGATACCAATTATATCCATCGTGAGATTATTGATATTAGAGATTGTAATGAGTTTTCATTTGTTGTTCCTTATATTAGTACTATGCCTTATTCTACCACCCAAGATACAAGATTTACGTCTGCTACTGGTAGACTTATGGTTTTTGTTTTGGAACCGCTTGTTGCTCCTGATACTGTTAATGCCACTGTTACTCTTATTGAAGAACATTGTGCAGGTCCTGATTTTGAAGTAGCAATTCCTGCTAATCCAGTTATCACACCTGGTTATGGTCTCACCCCTCAAATGGGTGATGTATTCAAAACTGGAGAAAATGTTTGTGCTATTGGCACACCTTTCTTGGGTGGAGTAAAAGGCTTAACTTACGACCAGAATATGAATTCAATTAATTGTATTGGGGAGAAGATTACATCTTTCCGCCAACTGTTAAAAGTTGCAAATCCTTTGTATAATTCAATTGCCACTCCTAACACACCAGCGCAGTATTATAATGTCTTACCTTATTCTACTTCGATAGCTGTTACTGCTGTAGCAACTGTTTTTAGTCAACTTGGTCCAGATATGTACAGTATACTGTCTTCAATATTCCTCTTCTCTCGAGGAGGTGTAAGGTTGAAGTTTGTTGTACCATATACAACATCTCTTGAGAATGCTATTGTAGCAAATCTCCAAAGATTACCAGTGGGTTCTGGTACTGTTTATAGTATCGGTGCCTATTCAACTACAGATGCTACTGGTAACTCTTTCCCTGCTCTCAATAGCGGTGTTCCCGCTGTTTTTGAGATTAAAAGTAATCCAGTTATGGAACTCCAAATACCTCAATATCATAGATATCGTGTTAGAGTTAACTCTGAGCAGATTGCAAATCCTCAAGGAGCTTATCTTTACACTGTAGCTGATAATGAATTGGTTTCTCCTATTGCTGTATCACTTAATTTGGGTTCTGCTGGCGCAGCATCTAATGTGACTGTTTATCGTTCTGGTGCTGATGATTGTAACTTTGGAACTTTTAGAGCCATACCCCCTATGCTCTATAATGTTTTTGCTACTGGTACTTCATCATAGTTAAATTACACTATTACACTTAGTGGTTTGGCCCACACAATTATACCCGAGTTTAATAACTCAACTCGCTGTCAAGTGTTGACAGAGTTTTGTATTGCTTTAATACACGTGTGCATTTATGCACGTAGTCTTGAGATTTATGGTTTCTCTCATTACTATTGGTTTACACCCCCATTGAAATATGGTGTAAATCGACACTTTTTACTAGAAAGTGCCCCTCACAAGCTTAGCTGTTTAACGGTTATCTTAGACTATTGCCTGTGACGGGCAGTATTTCAGTAATAGATACCTAGTCAAGGACCTTATTAGAAGGGTCCCCCACTTAAGTGGGGCTTATAGTTTCTGTTTATCAACTTTCGAGATGGTACAGAGCTTTTCTTAATTGCG